CCGCTGCGCCGTCCCTGATCCCAGGCTTCTCCCCGAGCTTTGCCTTCGGTGGCTTCTTCGCCAATGGCGGCACCACAAAGCCCGGAGAAGGGTATGTCATCGGCGAGAAAGGCCCCGAGTTTTTCTTCCCTGGCATGGTTGGCAGTGTCGTACCACGCGACAAGGTTGACAAGGCCGCTGGGCTGCGCGGCATGAAGCGATCGAGCAACGACGCGATTGATCTGCGTTACACTGTCACCGAGCAACGCGGAGAGCGCTACGTTACCGAAGAGCAATTCCGCAAGAGCAATGCCGCCCTGGTGCAAAGGGCGAGAAACTCGACGTATGCTGGGATGCGCAACAGCAAGGACGTGCGCGACTACGCTGGAATCTAATGCCGCTTAAAATCGCTCACTACATCGAGTTCCTCAGCGCAACTGCCACAGCGCTCAACCCGCGTCAGCTCTTCCAGGCTTTCTTCCCGGCGGAAACCAGGAACTACGGTGGCGTCAATTATCAGTTTGCCCCTTTCAGCATCGCCGGCGATATATCGACCGGTGGCAGTGACAGCGGAGAGTTCGAGTTGATCGCCCCAGCGAATGCTATCTCCGCTGCAACGCTCTGGCAGGCATCGGAAGGGCGATACTTTATCAGGATTCTCACCGTCCTACTCTCCGGCACTCCGCCGGCAAACGAAACAGGCTACCCGACATGGACTGAGCTTAGCACGCTCAGTTCCACAATCTGCGTTTGCGACTCATTTGGGTACGCTGACGAGGTGCCCGGCGAGGAAGACAAGTTCGCCCCCGTGACACTCCGCCTTGCGAACCCGCTCAATTTTGTTGCAGGGACCGCGCCAACGCGTAGACTTACCGCTGCCCAGGTCGGGCCGTTACCATCAAGCGGAGGAATCACGTTTTGACTTTTTGGCGCACGTGGGTGGGTCTCCCATGGGCTTTGGGTGCGGACCCAAGGGACGGCGCGGCAGCCTGCTGCTTCAGGACCACCCAGGCGATCCGGGAGGAGCTGGATATGGACTGGCCCGAAGGATGGATGAACCACTGGTATCAGATGGCTCGCCAAGGCGACTGGGACAAGCTCCGGCTCGACTGGGAGGAGGCCACTGATCGGATCGAGAAGCCTGAGGCCGGTGCCCTCGTGCGCTTCGATCACAGGGACGGGAGCTTCGGCACCGGGGCGCTCCCTGACGAGAAGACCCTCGTCACGGTGCGCCATCATGGACGCCTGATCGCTGGCCCCGTCTCGTCCTGCGGCGGCCTCAAACTGTTCCGCCTCAGATGATCCCTCTCCTTCCCTACGAAAAGCGCCTTGCCGAAATCCTCGGCGTATCGCAAGAGGAGTACCAGCAATGGAAGGCGATCACGCTCACGCGTTCGATCCAGAAGCCTGCAGAAGGCCCGGTCTGCGGGCCGCTTGTGCCGATCCTCGTCAACCTGGCGATCTCGGTCGGTATCACGCTGCTGTCTTCGCTGCTCTTCCCAGCGCAGCAGCAATCGAGGCTTGTCGTAAGGCGTAGCAGTAGTGAGGGGCGCACGAGCAATCAGCGCTCTTCGCCACGCTTCGGATTCGACTCGATACAGGAGCCGGCAAGGGTTGGGCAATTTGTGCCCGTTGTGATCGCCAAGCGCGAAAACAACCTCGGCGGCGTGCGCGTGGCGATGCCGCTGCTGTGGTCGCAGATGCTGGCCTACAACGGCTCGGTGATGTTCCGTGGCATTTTCCTTGCCGGCGCCGCGAACATGGCAGCAGACGCCTGGGATCCCAGGGGCTGGGCGTTCGGGAATAACACTCTCGGCGCCTACTCCTACACCGGAACCGCGCTCGCCAGAGGAGCAAGGTACTCGATTTACTATTCCCGCGATGGCGGGCGGATCACGAGCAGCGACTTCATCGCCGGCAGGGAAGCGGCTAGGGATACGGGCAACTTTCAGAACTACGGTGCCGCAGATGTCTTTGCTGTCAACATTGGCGGCAATCAGTACAAGACAGCATTCTGCATGGCGGAAACGCCGTCAACAAGCAAAGCGTTTGGCCTTTACGGCTGGTGTCCCAATGCAATGATGCACCGTGCTGCTATCACAATTCAGCCTACAGTTGTAGCTCGAATTAGCAGCAGCGACAAGGTGCGAACTGACGACGATGCTGCCGCTCTTGTTGAAACTTGGAAGGGCAAATACTACTGGTCAATGCGCGGCGGGATCAGGCAGCACAGGGCGTCCGGCTCCTCGACATGGACCACGCCGGCAAGCGGCAACTATCAGATCGTCACGCAAACAGTTGCCATTGGTGACTCGTTGCGCTACGTGCTGTCCGGTACAACCGACGCGGGCACGACGATCAGGTTCAACACAAACAACTCTCGTGTAATCAACGATGACGCTGAGTCCGACGAGAAGATGGGTGGTGTGGCGGCATCGGTTGCAAGCGTGCAGAACAATGCTGATTCCGCGCTGATCCCGAACGAGCTTTATAGAATTGGCAGTTGCTGGGCAGTGCTTGAAGAGAGGATCTCAGAAAGCGTCAACCAGTCTATCTTCATCAGTGACTCCGAGCAGGAGCCTGTTGGCAACGGAAACTCGATGCAGTACATATTTACGGTCGTGCAAGCCGGAAGCGTGCAGTTTGTCGGCCCAGATTTCTTGAACCCAAGCGAAACTGGGACCACCTTATTCCCACCCGAATACGATCCCGACAACGATCTTGCCGCGCTCTCAAGCGGCACCGAGGGGCGCTACAAGCTGTGCTCGCAAGCTTCTCAGATTTTCCGCATGGCCGTTGCATCGATTGGCGCGGTAAGGGAGTTCAGGGTTTGCGAGCTTGTCATCAAGTCGCGGGTTGGAATAACGATTAACGGTATGACGGGTTTTCGCTCATGCGAGAAGATCCAGACCATCAACAGCAGGGCCGGCCAGAACCAGGTAGGTGACACAGCGAACGGTCTTCTGTCTGTCTCGCGCTACGACAGCGGCGGCAGTCAGATCACGACAAAGACAAGGCGTTACAGCTCTTTTGCGTTGCAGTACAGTGCTGACCGTGGCGCAACTTGGGTGACGTTCCCTGAGAACTTTGCTGTTGCCGGCATCAGTGGAGAGGAAGTCTACAGCTACTTGCGTGTCAACTTCGCATCCTATAAGCGATGGGAGATCAGGCTTGTGCCCATCAGTAGCTGGGAGATCAGGCAGAACGCCATCACTAGAATGCTTGTGCTCGATACCACAAGCAACACGGAAGTCAGCACGACATCAGGTGGTGTGACGGTGTCAACAACCGGACTCGTGATAAACCCGACGAATAGCTATTATCGGAAAATGGCTCAGCTTGAGCCGAAGTTTGATATTGGGCTTGGATGGTCCGATGTCGAGTATCAGTCCATGCTTGACGGGTATGGGAGATTCGCGGAAGCGCAACCCTATGACAACGTGCAAACAAGCGTTGGCAATAGCCCTGAGCACGAGATAGATCACGTCAATTATTACGACAACCTTGACATCACCCCGTCCTACCAAAGCCTGTCCGGTGTTGGCGTAAATATCTCAGCTTCGCTTGAGTTCAACAGCCTTCAGTCCTTCAGTGGCTTTTGCAATAACGGCTACGAAATGCCGAGACTACTGAACAGTGACACGGTTGGGTCGAGCCATCTGTGGCCGGACTGGCTGAGGGAGATAATGACAAGCACGACTCTCGGTGCATTCCCGGCTACTCAGCTGGCGCAGATTGACAGGCCGAGCTTTCAAGTAGCTGCTCAGTGGTGCCAAGATCGGGGCTACTTCTACGATGCAGTAGAAGACGAGCCGCTCAACATTCTCGAATGGGCCGCAGAGACAGCTCAGGCGCACTTGTTAAAGCTCGTACGGCTTGGCGGCGTCTATTATCTCAAGAAGGCGATTGAGTTTACGGACCCGCTTGACATCAAAGCGCAGTTCAACAACGGCAACATCGAAGAAGGAACGTTCCGGCTTAATACTGTTGACTACCTGACGCGGCAGCCGTTCATAGTGCAGGTCAAGTGGCGCGAGGAATCTGACAGCCTCGAAGCACCGCTGTTTGCACGCGAGCGTGTTGCGACTGTCCGGCAGGTAGGCACGAGCGCCAGCGCTCCCGTGCGCGTACTCGACCTGTCGAAATGGTGTACAAACTACAGGCAAGCCATCGATGCCGCTTGTTACTACATCCGATTCGTTACGCTCAGGGATCACACCGTCACCTTTAACACTACGCCAGATATGCTTATTGCGCAGATCGGCTCTGGCAGCTTCTTTAAGCTCGACATCGATGTGGTGAACTACAATACCGCCGTGCAGGGTTTCATACAAGAAGATGGTACGATCGTCACCACCCGCCCCGACCTCCTGCCGGTCCAGGACGGCAGCTACCCTGGCCTGACATGGGATCTAAGCAGCGACCCGATAGAGCAGAACATCGTCATCACCGCCGGCAAAGCCTCACCCGAAAGCAGCTTCTTCGCTATCGCCAGCGTCAACACGAAGCAACGCACTTACGAAATCAACAAGGTAAGCATTGATGCCGAAGGTGTGATAACGGTAGAAGCCTTCCACCATCCCACCAACTCCAGTGGCATGAGCTTGCTTGGTGTAAACTGGACGACGTATCAAACAGATGCTAACTGGGTGATTGAACTATGAACATTATCACCGAACTGCCAGGAATCACCCCGACCGCCAGGCCCTACACCATGGGGCAATGGCCGCAAACTCGCAAGAAGATGCGCAATGGCAGGGTTGCGCGATGGCCGCTATCTGCTCGCCCGAGCGGCGACAAGATGGAGCTTGTATGGCAAAACATCACTTACGCGGAAGCAGAGCAGCTATCGAAGGTGTGGGATGAGAACTACGGCATCTACGGCAGGGTGACACTCCCGCCTGAGATTTTCGCCGGCACGGGTGGCGGGCTGCAGACTTTCCTGGCCCTGCCGTTTCCCGGCGCGACCTGGCACTTCGTCGGCAGCCCGCAGATCACTGCGGTCAAGGCTGGTCGCTGTACGATGCGGATGCCGATTGGCGTTCGCGGCTCTGCCAGCTACGAAGAGTGACCCAGCGCCCGATCACACTGCCGCCTTACACGCCCAGCGCCTGGGAGCTGCGTCTGCCTGGCTATCCGGTCATTGTCAACAGTTGGCGATCGGCCGCCTTCCCGGAGCTGCTGGGGACGCTCCCGAGCGGGGCGGAGTGGGGTATGACGTTCGAGAGCCGGGACGACGACGAGGCACTCGCCCTGCTGCTGCCCTGGAGGGCCTCTGGGTGTGGCCTGTGGCCCCTGACCGCTCTGCCGATCGAGCTGGCCGGCGGGGTCGATGACGTGGACTTCAGGAAGCGCCTGACCGGGACAACCTGGACGATGGCGAGCGAGCCGCGCCTGGAGCCGGTAAAGAACGGGCGCTTCAATGTAACGATAGAACTTGTCCATGAGCTTGCATTCGATTCTGTCTATGGCCCTGGCGCACCGGCACTGCCGCAAACACGAGGCAACCCGTTACGCCTGAACGTATCGACAACCCTTGCCATCGCCGGCTTGCCGAGCACATTCCTGAAGATCATCGACAGGAGAAACGCAACAGAGGTACTCGCGCTCAACCTGGTAGACAGTCTGAATGCCATCGCTCAACCAGGCGCCCTCCAGAAGAAGATCGTCAGCAGGCCGGCGGATCTGGTGCTGGGGCTTGACGTGGCCACGACCCTCATCGTTGTCGGCACGGTCCCGTAGCGCCAGGGCAGGTGCAGGCTAGAATCCCGATGGCCCGCCGGCTCGATCATGCCAGTCACAAAGCAAACCTATACAGCAAACGCGCCTTGGACGAATATGAACAT